CAGCAAGTGCATAGTTAGATTTGCCTCCGAATGAAAAGCGGTAAATATTTCTAAAAACCACATCTTCCACATCAGAGTCACCTCCTTGACGCACTACTGCATTGTACTTCTTCATATTCATTACCTGCTGGGGCTTACGCTGCCCACCCCCTCCAAACTGACCTGACTGTCCAGTAACCTTTGGCAACAGAGAACGAACCAACATCACAACACCAGCCACCAAAAAAGAACCACCAACCACCAACAACATCACACGTGTAAAAGCAACAAAAAGCTCATGGTAACGAACTGCTCTTGCCTCAGAGCCCATCTTGAAAAAAGTCTGCAACCTTGAACGAAAAACATTCTCACCTCCACCAAGCACAACTGCTCGCATAAAAAGAGCAAAATCTGCAGTCTTAGGAAACCCCTGAAGGTCTCTTGCATTGATCGCAGAACGAAAACGAACATTTCCAAGTAACATCGAGACTGATGTATCATAATGCTTAATCGCTCTCTCCCGATCAGCATCTGTAAAAACCTACAAGTTGTAAAAATAATGTGGTAAAAGAAGGGGATAAAAATGTCGCAATTCATTGAAAACAGACAAAGGACTTCTGTTCAAATCTTTCCCAATTGCTTCTACCAAGGTAACCATTGCCGGCGAACCTCTAACACTCGTCTCTCCATAACGATGTTCACTACCCGTTGAACTTGTGAAAACAAACTCAGTCGGACGTTCTGGCGGATGAAAAACCGGCTTATCAGGTGGATCTTCAACCTCCTCCAAGACAGGTCGAGTCACAATACGATCCTCAGGTGTACATGATCCATCACAGGCCTTTCCTTCACACTGCTGCTCAGGAACTGACTGATAGGAACCACGAGGACCTAAGTATTGTATCATCATTTCTCGGATTGGCTCACTCATTAAGGGAACTAATTCCAAAGCACGGTAATGCTTATGAATAGTAACCAGTAGTCTAACTAATTGGTTATGAGTCAAAAGATGAGTCAAAGAGCCGTTAATGGTAACATCCAAAGATACCTCATGCTGATCCTGGTTAGGGTCCATCACATGATACCTACGATGTAAATCACATGTCACTCCACGATTGGGACACGCATCATCTGCACAGGGAACTATCTTGCAACAAACCGTCTGACGGCTCTTTAGAGCCTTCGGACACTCCATCTCCAAGTTAGTCAAGTTAAACGTGTTCCGAGTAGTAAAACAAAAATCTGAAGTAATATACACTGAACCTTTTCGGTTCATATCTGCTACAAGCAAGGGAAAAGGCTGTGTAGAGACAAGCTGCTGCATAAACAATGCCTGACGCGAACGAACTTCCTTTGTTGTGTGTTGAAAAAGTTCCTCATAAAAAATCAAAGGTTGATTGCAATAGCCATCAAAATAGTCCTCTCTCGCGTTCATGTGAAACCCTGCATTAGCAGAATACACTGGCTGATATCGCGCGTCCATCGGACACTCCGTTCGAATCGTATTATACACTGAATGAGCTATTTTTTCTATCTGGGTGCTCTTCCCAGTCGACATCTCTCCATACAAAGAAAACCACACTGGAGTGATACGTTTCTGTGCTGTCTTAGCAAACAGTGCAAGGGCTGACTCCATCTCTACTACCTTCCGAACCTTGGACTGAAAAAGGCGCGAAATCTGGACATGAACTTGATCCGTCAAACGAATAGCATTACTCTCCAACGCATGATATCGATGACACAACTCTGACACATCCAAAACACTTCCGGGCTGCAATGTAAAAAGACCCGCCCAGGCAGCATTTGCTGATTGCAATGAATCAAAATGATCAACATCCTCACATGCTTTATACATCTGAAGCTCCAAATGAGAAGTAGGCAACGCCTTACCAGTAATAGCATAGGTCGCCCAAGAAAAGAAAACGGGAACCTTCGCAAAAAGCCACTCAAATGCTCTAAGATAAGACACAAACTTGGGAAGTCGCTCACCCAGTCCTAAAAATGTTTGTGATATCTTGTCTGTCGTAAAACACG